GCAACACATGATGGAACAGAGGGCGGTGAGGGATCTGATCCTGTTGAACGCATGCGCATCGATAGCAGCGGACGGGTTGGTATTGGGACAAGTTCGCCTAGTGCTAAACTTGATGTAGCAGAAACAGATAGTGTTACATATTCATCATCTGCTGTGCAGGGTGATTTAATCATATCTCGTAAAAACTCTGCTAACACAGTTAATCAGGTGGTTGGGTTAGAGTTTGACGTTACAGGCTGGTCTGGAAGCACAACTGGTGTTGCTGGTATATCTGCTATTCAAACAGGTGCTAACGCAAGTAGTGCTGCTCTAGCGTTTCAAACGAGAAATTCTGGCACTATCGCAGAACGTATGCGCATCGACAGCAGCGGGAACGTAGGCATTGGGACGAGTTCGCCAACATCCCGTCTAACAGTGGCTAGTGGGTCAGATGGAACTGGTACAGGAGATGGAATACATTTCTTTGGAAGTGCTAGTAATAATCAAGCAGCAATACAGAGCTTTAATGCTGGTTCCTATGATGGAGACTTACGTTTTTATACCTCTAAACACGGTAGTGCAAGTACTTCTATTGGCTCAGAACGCATGCGCATCGACAGCGACGGTGACTTGCTGTTGGGAAAAACTACTGCGGCATCAACTACCGCTGGTATGCACTTAGATACAAATGGAAAAATAACAACAACAAGAAGCAGTGGCCCAGCCGCAGCTTTTGTCAGGCTTACTTCGGATGGTGATATTGTTACCTTCCAAAAAGACGGCACCACTGTGGGGAGTATTGGGACAGCATTTGGCGCTACTTACATTGGCACTGCTGACACTGGACTGTATTTCAATGGGTCGTCGGATGCAATTATACCATACAACCCCTCTGGGCCATCATCCCGTGATAATGCAGTTGACCTTGGGTTGTCTTCCACCCGCTTCCGCAACCTCTACCTCTCTGGCGGTGTCTACCTTGGCGGCACTGGGTCGGCCAATAAGCTGGATGACTATGAGGAGGGGACTTGGACGATTACGAGTGAAAATGCGGGTGTTAGTAACCCTTCTACTGTTAGGGGAAAACTTTATACTAAAATAGGTAGGCTTGTTACTGTTTCTATAGAGTTTGTTGTTCCTTCTAATTCAGTAGCATCGCAAGCAATATTTGGTGGTCTACCGTTTGCCTCAAGCAACTTAAACACTTACAGAGATGTAGGATCAGCAGAGGGGCATTCTTCTGCTACATTTTCTTATATATTAAGTAATACAAGTAATTTTTATATTTATGGTGCAGATTTTACTGCGGTAACTTATCAAGCTCTAAGCAATCAAACTATAGTTATTAATCTTACATACATGACATCATAACCCACTGCATAGCTTTGGGTCGGACAGTCCAACCATCACAGGAGATAAACGATGGCACTAACAGAAGAAACAGTACAAGACAAAATAGAGATCGTAGGCGACTTCAAGCACGTTCAGGTGCGTACAGCCACGGTCATCAAGCGTGACGGTGTAGAGATCAGCCGATCCTTTTCACGCCATGTCGTCGCACCAGATGCAGACATCACAGGTGAAAGCACAGAGGTGCAAGCCATCTGCAACGCAGTACACACACAAGCGGTTAAGGATGCTTACGCCGCACACTTAGCAGCACAGGAGACACCATAATGGCAGTCACATACACATGGTCAGTACCAATGACAGAACGTAACTTGGCAGACGGTGGCATTACTGTAATCCACTGGCGTTGCGATGGCGTAGACGGTGATTACTCTGCGTCTAGCTATGGCACAACTAGCCACACACCAGATGCGGATGCGGATGGTTTCATTGCTTACGATAGCGTAACGGAAGCCAACTGCATTGCATGGGCGCAAGCCGAAGCAAACCAAGCGGATGTTGAGGCGGCGATTGCTGCTAAGATTGAAGCTGACAAAACCCCAACCAGCGCAGCGGGAGTACCGTGGGCGGCTGAATAACACAGAAAGGAAATCAAAGTGACTGAAGAAAAAAAGGTCATCACGATTGACGATGTAGAATATACGGAAGATCAACTGTCGGATCAGGCAAAAATGTGCATCAACCACATTAACAGCCTAGATCAAAAGATCGGCAGCGCAGAGTTCAACTTAGATCAGTTGCGCGTAGGCCGCAACGCATTCATGGATATGCTCAAGAAAGAGCTAGAAGAAAGCTAAAGCATGACCGCATACTACGTCCAGCCAGAGCCAAGCGCAGCAGGTGGCGAAGCCTACTGGCTGGAGGGGTATGCGGTAGGCGATGCCAAGTTTGCCGCAGCGCAATCTGACGGCACAAGCACAACACTTGCAGCGCCTACGCGCGTTCAGCTTGCTGGCTTACGCTCTGACGGCACCTCATCATCACTATTTGGCGGCAATCGTGTTGTCGCAGGCGCACTTGTTCAGGAGCCAGTAACGGCAACTGTGACAGGCGTTACGCGCGTGCGGCAAGGCTCAATACGCGCGGACGGCGCAAGCACTACGCTGATTGCCTCTGTGCGCGTGCGCAACCCTGCGGCGATCTCACAGTCACGCTATGTACTCGCTGATTACTGGGAATACGGCTACGCGGATTACGGTCAAAACTCTAGCACGCGCATCGCTGGCAATAAGACGACAAGCAGTGGCGTACTTTCTGCGGGATCAGCGACAACTCTCATCGGCGTTACGCGCGTTAAGCCGTCCAGTATGCTTGCGATTGCGGAGGCAGAGGTTGATGTAGCAGGCGGCGTAACCCGCACAAACATCGGCGTTCTCAGCGATGCTAACGGCATATTCGTCATCAATGGGAATGTGACCTACGCAAGCAGCGCAGTATCAGAGGCTGTGTCTGCGGCGTTGGGTGCGCTTACGATTAAGTGGCTTGACCAAGCAGAAGATCAAGACGTTTGGACAGATCAAGCTGAAGATGGCGACACTTGGACAAATGTGGTAGAAGCAAGCGGAACGTGGACGACTGTATCTGAGGATGGCGACATTTGGACTGACGTTTCTGAGGACACCGACACTTGGACTGACCTAAGTCCGCTAACATAGACGCGAGGCAAGGAATGTTATATATTGCCTGTAACGCATAGGAGATTTAGATGGTTTTAACAGTAACCAAACCAACAGTTGGCGGTTCTGAGGATACTTGGGGTACCACCATCAACACCGCGCTTGATGCTATTGTTTTGGAAATAAATAGCAACGCTGACGGTACGAACGCGATTACGCCCAACCTGACGGAAGGATCGTGGGAGATTAGCGCGACAGCCGTTACGGCATCTGCGGCAGAGCTAAACATTCTTGACACTGCAACTGTTACAACAGCAGAGCTGAATATTTTAGACGGTGACACAGCGGCAACATCTACAACTGTTGTTGATGCTGACCGCGTTGTGTTTAATGACGATGGTACGATGAAGCAGGTCGCCATGAGCGATCTTAAAACCTACATCAATGCTTCTGTAGGTTCTGGGTCGGTCACAGAAGTTGCGATGACAGTGCCAACTGGTCTGACTGTTAGCGGGTCGCCAATCACAACGTCAGGCACACTAGCGGTTTCCCTGCAATCAGGTTACAGCATCCCAACAACGTCAAGCCAGTCTAACTGGAACACGGCTTATGGCTGGGGCGATCACTCTACGCAGGGTTATCTAACATCTGCGCCCGCGCCTACGACTGCTCAGGTTCAAACCGCGACTGCGGGCATGCAAGCGGATGACGTTGGTAGTTATGCTTTCTTGAAGGGGTCTATTGGTAGCGAAAACGCCACAGTCAGTGGGTCTGTCATGCGTTTCTCAAACTATACAGCGGTTGCTGGGAACTTTACTTCTTCGTCTGGCACATGGCGGCGTATGGGGTCTACTCTTGATAGTGGCCCAACAGTCTATCTAAGGATTTCATAAGATGACAATAGAGATCACCGAAGTACGAAACGCTCAATCTATGAACGCTGAGAACACCCAGTTTGACTTAGAGATTAACCATCCAGACTACGGATGGATACCTTACGCGCTAACGCCTTGGGACACCGATATGACCATAGACAACACAGCACTGTTGTCTCTCATCGGTACTGACTTTGCGCCATTCTCACAGGCAGACCATGATGCACGAGTTGCCGCTTTTGTCAGGGATCAGCGTGATGTCAAGCTATCATCAGAAGTAGACCCTATCGTCACTAATCCTCTACGCTGGGCAGACTTAACAACTGAAAAACAAAACGAATGGACGCAGTACAGAACTGACTTGCTCAACGTACCGCAGCAGGCAGGCTTTCCAAACACCATCAACTGGCCCACTAAACCAGAGTAACGCGCATGGCTCTCATACCGCTTAAAATCCCCGCAGGCTTCTACCGCACAGGTACGGAGCTAGATGCATCTGGTCGTTGGCGTGATGGCTCACTTGTTCGCTGGCGTGACGGATCGCTGCGTCCTATCGGCGGCTGGCGTGTAAATGAGAACATTGCCAGCATTACGACAAACGCACCACGCGGTATGCACACTTGGGAGAGCAACAACAGCACACGCTACGTTGCAGCGGGATCGTATAACGAGCTATTTGCAGTTGTCTCTGGCGGCACTGCATACAACATTGCGCCAACAGACCTTGTTTCAGGGTCAGAGGATGCATCGGTTAATATCGGTTATGGATACGGGCTTTACGGTGCGGGTACATACGGCACACCGCGTCCTGACACGGGTAACCTAGTTGAGGCTACAACGTGGTCATTGGATAACTGGGGGCAAAACCTAATTGCCTGCTCGATTGCAGATCGGCGTCTTTTAGAGTGGTCATTGGGGCCAACAAGTAAGGCGGCTGTAATTGCAAACTCTCCTTCTGTGGTTAATTCTACTGTAGTCACAGAAGAACGTTTTATTTTTGCTTTAGGTAGCACAAGTGAAGACCCTGCTGTGGGGTTTTCTCCGCGATTAGTTAGATGGTGTGATCGTGAGGACAACACTGTTTGGACAGCATCCCCAACCAATCAAGCAGGCGAAATACAACTTCAAACGTCAGGTCAGATTGAAACGGCTATTCGGACACGCGGTCAGACGTTAATCATCACAGACATTGACGCGCATACAGCACGATACATTGGCCCACCCTATGTGTATGGCTTTGAGCGCGTTGGCACATCTTGTGGCATCATTTCACGCCAAGCAGCGGCAGATGTTGACATGGGCGTATTCTGGATGGGCAACGGCGGGTTCTACCGCTTTGATGGTAACTTGGTTTCTGAAATACCGTGTGATGTCCACGACTATGTTTTCAACGACATCAACACCTCGCAGAAAAGTAAGACTTGGGCGTTCACTAATGGGCAGTTTGGCGAAATTTGGTGGTTCTACTGTTCATCAAATAGCACTGAAATAGACCGCTATGTGGCGCTTGATTACAAAGAAAACCACTGGCTCATCGGCAACCTTTCTCGCACCTCTGGCGCACCACGCGGCGTGTTTGAGTACCCAATGTTGATGGATGCAAACGGAGCAATGTATGACCATGAGGTTGGATTGTCCTACGCAGTCAGCGGCACAGAGCAATCTATATTCGCAGAAAGCGGCCCGATCAGCATTGGCAACGGCGACAACATTATGCAGGTCACAGACCTAATCCCTGACGAAAAGACGCAGGGCGATGTAGATGTTACGTTCAAGAGCAGGTACTACCCCAACGACACAGAATACACGCATGGGCCGTATACACCGACTAGCCCGACTGCCGTGCGTTTCTCAGGTCGCCAGATAAGAATGCGCGTAGAGGGCGATGCACCTTACGCAGCGTGGCGTGTTGGCACAATGCGGGTAGACGCAAAAGCGGGTGGGCGCAGGTAATGGCAGCCCCCGTACTCCCACCGATTGGCGACAACATAAAGGCTTGGGGCAATAACCTAACTGCATATCTGCGCAGGCAGCTTCCGCGCTTGTACTTTAAGACAGCAGACGACAATCCATCAGAGAACGGCGTTATCTTGTGGGATGACGACAACGGTTATCCCGTTGTGTCAAAGAATGGCGCGTTTGTGCAGATCGTCTTGGAGGATGGCCAATATGCTGGCGCAGTCACAACAGATCAAACAGCGGCATCCACAAACACAGCGTACGCTTTAACGTACACTTCTAGCATCGCACAGGGCGTAACAAATGGAACGCCTGCAAGTCGCATTGTGTTCGCTGAAGCTGGTCAATACATGATTAGCTTTTCTGCGCAGATTTCATCAACGTCCAGCAGTACAGTGAACTTCTGGTTCTGGCCTCGTATTAACGGGGTAGATGTCACGGGATCAACGATGAAAAACGCGCTGCACCAAAACGGTTCGGTGTTAGTTGTGTCACGCTCTGCGATTTTTGATGTAAGTGCCAATGATTATTTAGAGGCTATGTGGGCAGTAGATAGCACAAGCGGGTTTTTAGATGCCACGACTGCTACAGCATTTGCGCCTGCCGCGCCTGCGTCAACGATTGCAATTACGAGGTTGCATGGATGAATGCATACACGCCCATAAATGTATTGTTCAAATGCAAGCCTTGGATAGAGGCTGCTTTAGAGCGCTCTGGCGGTCACAATACGTGGGATGAAGTATGCGAAGGCATACGCTCTGGAAAGATGCAGTTATGGCCTGCAGAGCGTGGGTGCATAATTACAGAAATCGTGGTATATCCTAACACAAAAGCCTTGCATGTCTTTCTTGCAGGTGGTGAATTGGATGAAATTTTACAAATGACTGAAAATGTGAAAGAATGGGCAAAATTGCAAGGCTGTTCATTTGCCTCGTTTGATGGTCGTTTTGGATGGCAAAAACCTTTGGAGAAACTGGGCTGGAAGCCTCACTCCATAACAATGCACTTGGAGTTTTAATATGGGTAGCAGAAGCACTCAAGAAACCAAAATCCCAGCCTACATTGAGGAAGCTGGAAAGAAAGCGTTAGAGCGCGCCCAACAAATCCAAGATTTGGGCTATGTGCCTTATATGGGGCCAGAGATTGCTGAGATTAGCGAAACAGAGCGTGCGCTAAATCGCAACGTGGGCGCGATGGCTTCCGCATTTGGCTTAGAGGGTCCAGCCCCGCTTACTATGGGTGACGCAGAGGTTACATCTGCAGGCGGTGTTTCTGGCTATAGTTCTTACCCTGCTTACATGTCTGCGCTACAGCGTCTGCAGGAGCAGCGTCCTGATCAATATGCATACCTAGCTGGGCTTGGTCGCTTTGATCCGATCACAGGCGCAGCGATTGCGCCACCAGTTGTGCCAGAGGCAGCAACTGGTCCGCTTGGGGTTTCGCCAGTTTCAGGCGGCGGAAACGATGATAGTTTAAGCCATGCTGAGATTATGCAAATGCATTATGGGAACCCAGCTGGACCAAGCACAAACATTGGGCCTCGCGATAGCAGCCCTCGTCCAGTTTTGCGTGGCGAAAGCACGGGTGGCCTGTTCAGCGGCTTGCGTGAAACAAGAAATAAAGTCTTAGACGCTTTAGGAGTAATCTAATGGGTGCATCAGGCAATCAACCAGTACAAAATGCGTTTCAAGGTGCATCTCAGGCCATGCAGCAGGCAGGTCAGACCTACGGCAACCTTGCAGGCTTCCAAGCTCCAACAGCGCAAGCTGCTCAGATTGGTCCAGTAGGGTCATTAGCTACGGCAAATATGCAACAGTATATGTCGCCCTACACTGAGCAGGTTATTCAGCGTGGGCAGCAAGACATTATGCGCCAACAGCAGCAAGGTATGAACCAGCTTGGCGCTCAAGCCACTGCCGCAAAGGCATTTGGCGGCTCTCGTCATGGTGTTGCAGAAGGCGTAGCGGCTGGAGAATACGGGCGCATGGCAGGCGACTTTGCAGCGCAGCAACGCGAGAAAGCATATCAGCAAGCTCTTGGTGCGGCCCAGTATGACATTGGGCAGCAACAGCAGCGCGCACTTCAGCAAGCTAATTTGCAGCAGCAAGCAACACTAGCAAACCAGCAAGCTGGCTTGGCAGGTGCAGGCGTGCAGCAAGCTGCTGCTGGCGGTCTAGCTGGGCTTGGCGGTCAGGCGTTTGGCATGGGTCAGGCAACGCAAGCTGCAGTTGGTGAGCAAGCTCAATTCCAGCGCAGAATGCAGCAGCAGTTGCTTGATTTAGCTAAGCAGCAATACATGGGGCAAACAGGTGCGCCGCTAGCTGGACTTGGTGCGCTAAGTCAGATTTTAAGTGGTACACCATATGGGACATCAACCACGACTAGCCAACCGTTTAACCCTGCATCTCTACTAATGTTATTGTGATCTGATATGGATTATCGCCAGCTTGCATACCAAACAGCGCAGAAATACGGGATAGACCCAGATTTATTCGTGCGCCAAATACAAGCAGAAAGCGCGTTTCGCCCTGATGCAGTTAGCTCTGCTGGGGCGATTGGGCTTGGTCAGCTTATGCCTGCCACAGCGAAAGAGCTTGGTGTTGATCCAACTGATCCCGTGCAAAACTTAGAAGGTGCGGCGCGTTACATGAAGCAACAGCTAGATCGCTTTGGTGATCCAGCCTTAGCCTTGGCGGCATACAACGCAGGCCCAAGTCGTGTCGCAAAGGCAAACGGCGTTCCAAACATTACAGAAACACAAAACTATGTCGCCAAGATACTTGGTGGAAAAGGTGGTGCAGCAATGGCTCAAGAACCTCAAAAACCTCAAGGTTTGCTAGGTGGCCTGCTTGGTGGGCAGGGCATAGGTGAGCGTCTAGGGCTAAGCCCAGAGTTCAGCGATAAACTTGCTATGGCGGTCATGGCTGGGTCAGGTGATGCGCGGCTGCAACCGCTTATCCAGCAGCGTGCGGCGGGCATGAAAGAGCGTAGGGCTGAGACTAAAGAGCTAAAGAGAAGAAACAAAAGTTTAGACTATTTAACGAAAAAAGCTGATGCGGGAGATGACCTTGCTGCGCAATATTTAGGCGTCATATCAACGGGGGCTGTAGATGCTGGTTCTGGCTTAGCTTCTTATTTAAAGGCCTCAACAGCTACTGACAGTTCCTCTTCTGCGTTTGGGGAGAAGTTTAATATTTACAAGAAAGCCATGCCAGATGCGTCCGACATGCAAATTCTTGAAAAGATGAACGAAAAAGACTTACCTGCAACATTTGAGGCGCTGGATATGACTGCGCGTGCGGCAGGATTTAAGCCAAAAACTGAAGGTGGCGATGGCCAATATGAAGAATTTATGGCTGGTCAAGGCGCAGGGTTTAAGAGGGCAGCACAGAACCTTGCAGACATGAATTTTGAGCAACTGCAGGAATACACCAAGACGCTTGGAAAAGCGGATCGCACAACAAAACTTATAGACCAGATTAAATCTAGCCAATATTTAGATGGCGTCCTTGGCCGCGTTGAGGGCAAGATACCAGTCTCATCTTGGCTGAGCTTGGGCGTATTTGACCAAGATGAAACGGACTTGATCCAGTTGATTGATAACTTGGAAAACAGTGTTTTCTTGGAAGCATTCCAAGAGCTTAAAGGCGGCGGTCAAATTACCGAACTGGAAGGTGAAAAGGCGCAAAGAGCCATTGTCAACTTAAACAGAGATCGCAGCAAAAAGGCATTCTTAGACGCCCTTGATACTCTACAAAGTGTAATTGATGCTGGTGTTGGTAGGGCAAAAAGAGGTGTGTCTGTTAACAACCCTTACACCAAAGATTTGGTTGTCGGCGGCAATGGTGGAAGCGCTAAGCCAGCAGCTTCTGGTGAGCGGGGTGCAGCAAACCAGCCCGTAGTTATTGACGGTTACAGTATTGTTAAGGTGGAGTAGTGATTGATGGCAACTTTTGAGATCACTGCCCCTAGCGGTGATAAATACCGCATCACAGGCCAGACCGCAGAGGGCGCTTACGCTGCACTTATGAAAATGCTGGGTGCGCCAGCGACAACAGAGAAAAAGCCATCACTTAAACTAGGCTCTTTACGAGAGAATATCATTGGTGATGGTGAGGTTGACACTGTTGGCGAATATATAGGCGAAGCTATACAGTCCGCTGGGGCTGGGATGTTGCGCGGCATACGAGGGGCGCTTGAGCTACCTGAGATGGCGGGGAGGCTTGGTGTTCGCGCTGGGCAGGCCGCTCTTGGAGCTGAAGCCAGAACGCCTATACTTGACACCGCAACGGGTAGAGCGCTGACATCTGGGTACGAAGCCGCTGCATCGGCTATTGGCGCTGATCCTAGCGGTATAGAATACAAAAGCCCAACAACCTTGGGTCAGTTTGCTGGCACAATTGGAGAATTTGGCGGCGGGGGCTTAGGCCTTGGCGCTGCTGCAAAGGGTGTTGCAAGGGCTGCGGGCGGACAGGCCACAAGGGTCGGGCGCGGCGCGGATGTTCTCGCTAAGTCTAGCCTAGGGCCAAGTTTGGAGAGAACCGCAATTACGGCGGGGGCTGGTAGTGAATTAGCTGGTCAGGCCACAGAGGGAACAGTGGTAGAGCCTGCGGCGAGGTTAGTTGGGGCTTTTTTGGCTCCTGCGGCGGTATCTGGCATTAAGAATAAAACTGTTCAGGCTTTCCAGAAAAAAACCACAGACATGCCCGCGCTTGATATTCAGAGGGCATCAAAGAATGCTGCGTATAAGGCGTTTGAGGGGGCTGGAGGTAAGGTTAGTGTTAATATGGACGATGTAGCTGCAGGCTTTGATCGGTTGGTGGAGAATGACGATATGTTTATCGCGTATTCCCGCGATGCCGCTGGAAGCGAGTATGTTAAGGCCGCGCTGGACGCGATACAAAAGCACGCTGGTAAGGAGTTTAACTTAGCGCAGTTGGATAAGTTGCGCTCTGGCATGGGCAGTATCTACAAGCAGAGTGGATTTGACCCAAGAGTTCGCTTTTTGCGCGATAAGCTGGATGACATAATAGACCGCGCCCCAGTTACCGCTGATGGAGATGCATCTGCCTTATTGAAGGTTGCGAGGGCTGAAAATAGAAAATACCGCAAAATAGAGGCGTTTGATGAGGAGATGCTTAAAGCAGAATTAGGCGCAGCATCAAGTGGCTCTGGCGGCAATATCGTGAATAGCTATCGCCGCGCAGTAAAGAGCATTCTTACAAGCAAGAGCAAGCGTGCAAAATTTGATCCAGACGAATTAGAAATCATGCAAAAGTTTGTTGAAGGCTCTATGGGTGAAAACTTTATGAGACTTGTTGGTAAATTGTCACCTTCTGGCAATGGCCTAATGGCGGCATTAAATCTGGGCGCTATAGTCAATGACCCTCGCATGGCCGCTGCCACTGTTGCTGGCATGACTGCAAAGTCAAGAGCCGACAAGAGGGCAGTCCAATCTGTTGAGGGCATTAGGGATATGATAATATCTGGCGTTAAGCCAAGTCAGAGAAAAGACATTGATCAGGATATTCGCGTCCTACTGGGCCTAACGCCACAAATACCGCAGGAGTAACACATGCAGCCACAAGCAAAAGACAGACGCGAGATTGAAGGTATCGTTCAAGACGCTATGGCGCAGGCTGTAGACTTTGTTGAGAGCGAAATCACAGATGAGCGCATCAAGGCTCAGCGCTACTTTGACGGTCAAGTTGACATAGGCTACGAAGACGGGCGCAGCAGAGTTGTAGCGACTAAGGTGCGCGACACCATTCGCTCAGTTAAGCCAAGCATCATGCGCGTATTCATGTCTACGTCCAAGCCTGTTGAGTTCTTACCAAAAGGCCCAGAGGACGTTGCTGCAGCAGAGCAAGCTACGCAGTACATTCACTATGCATTCACCAAGAATGACGGGTATCGCGTGCTAAACGATGCGATCCATGATGCGCTGATTAAGAAAACAGGTATCGTCAAAGCGTACTATGAGAACAGCTACAAAGCTGAGATATTCACGTATGACAATCTGACAGACGAAGAATACACCTTGCTGGCCTCAGATGATGATGTTGAAATCCTTGAGCATGGCATGGAAATGTCTATGAGCATGGATGAGTTTGGCATGGAAGTAGCCTCGCCAATCCATTCGCTGAAGATTAGCAGACAAATACCTAACGGTCAGCTACGCCTAGAAAGCGTACCGCCTGAAGAGTTCTTTATTAACTCACAGGCCCGCAATATAGATGATGCGTATATCGTAGCGCACCGCACAGAGATGCGCGTGGGTGAGCTTGTAGAGATGGGGTATGACTTTGAGGACGTATACAAGCTAGATGGCTTATATGGCGCATCAGACATATCTGAAGCTGAAACTATAGAGCGTCAGGGCTACTCTCAAGATGACTACGAGGATCAAGAGGGCGATCCTGCAATGCGCTCTGTGGCAGTCACAGAAGCCTACATGAAGATTGACGTGGATGGCACAGGTGTACCCGTTCTGCATCGCTTTATCTGCGGTGGCACAAGCTACAAGCTGCTAGACATGGAGCCTTGGGATGAGGTGCCATTTGCAGTGTTTGAGGTTGACCCAGAGCCACACACATTCTACGGGCGTTCTCTTGCGGAAATCATCATTGATGACCAAGACGCAGCAACAGCAATTCTGCGTGGTGTGCTAGACAACGTAGCTATGACGAACAACCCTCGCATTGGTATTGTTGATGGTGCGGTTAATATTGACGATGTGCTAAACAATGAGATCGGCGCAATCGTGCGCATGCGTCAGGCTGGCGCTGTGCAGGAGCTTAGCGTTCCATTTACTGCAGGCCAGACGCTAGGTGCGCTTACCTACATGGATCAGGTTGTAGAGAACAAAACTGGCGTATCTCGCGCGTCAATGGGACTAGACCCAGATGCGATGCAGTCCACCACAAAAGCTGCAGTGCAAGCTACAATCCAATCACAGGCTGGTCAGATTGAGGTAATGGTGCGCAACCTTGCAGACGGTATGAAGCGTCTATTCGGCATCATGCTACGCGCAGCAATCAAGAACACAGACGAAGAGCAGCTTGTGAAAATGGGTGGGCAATTCGTGCAGGTTGATCCCCGTGTTTGGCGCTCAGACATGGACATCGGCATCAACGTGGGTCTAGGCACAGGCCGCGAAGAAGAGAAGATGATGGCGTTGCAGCAAGCCTTCCAAATCCAACAGCAAATTTATACGCAGTATGGGCCATTTAACGGCATGGTGAGCTTGACGAACATACGCAATACGTTGTCTGATATGTTAGCTGCTGCTGGCATTCGCAACTCTGACAGATATTTTGCTCCAATCACGCCAGAGGTCGAGCAGCAGCTACTTCAAATGC